AGAGAGGTGAAGAGGTACAAGGGTTATGTCCAATGCACAAAGCTCGCACTGGAAAAGAAGACCACAATCCGTCGTGGTGGATTAACTCCGTAACTGGAGCACATATCTGCTTCTCGTGTGGTTACAAGGGCAACGTGTATACGTTGGTTGCAGATATCAAAGGCATTGATTATTTTGATGCAAAAGATTATGTGACTTCTAGTGCAGAGCTTGATGTGGATGTACTGTTAAAGCGTATCCGTGAATTGCCACAGTATGTCACCATTGAAGAACCAATAGCTATGTCAGAGGCTCGTCTTGCTGTGTACACAGAGCCGCCAGAGAAAGAACTACGGAAGAGGTACATCAGTGCAGAAGCAGCAAGACATCACGGCGTCCTATGGGATGTTGCTAACGAAGCCTGGATTGTTCCAATCCGTGAACCTAACGATTACTCTTTATGGGGATGGCAAGAAAAAGGTGCACGTGGTCGTTTCTTCCGTAACCAGCCGCAAGGTGTTAAGAAATCAAGAACCGTCTTTGGCGTAGAGGTTATGTCTACAGAAACACTGGTCGTTGTGGAGTCCCCACTAGACGTAGCAAGACTTGCTTCCGCAGGTGTTGAGGGAGCAATCTCTACCTACGGAGCAATCATCAGTGAAGAGCAAGCAAAGATTATGCGTAGAGCAACCAGGGTAATTGCAGCCTTTGATAAAGATGATGCTGGAATACACGCCAATGAACTTATGCGTGGATTTGCTCGCAAGTATGGTATTGAATTGTCCTACTTCAATTACACAGGTATTGATGTAAAGGACCCAGGCGATATGACTGAAGCAGAGATAAGGCAAGGGCTTGATACAGCTCGTGACATGATTTATGGCAAAGCAGCCTACGTATGGCATTAGATGCACGGGGGATACCGACGCACGCTTGTCCTTCTTGTGGGCATTTAGTATTTAAAGTTAAAGCAATGTTTGAGGATTACGATATCGCTATGTGGTTTGTTGACGGAGAGTGCGATGATTGTGGAACTTTATTAACTGTTCCCTGCCCAGTGGATGACCCAGATGTTCAAAGGTGAGTTAAAGCCGTATCAAGTAGAAGACGTTAACAAAATGGCTTCTCGTCAAAAGATGCTTGTTGCTTATGAGATGGGTTTAGGAAAAACCTGTATGACTATTGCTGCGTTAGAAAAACTAAAAGAAGAGGGAAAGTTAACAAAGCCAACTCTTGTAATTGCTTTATCTAGTTTGAAGTACCAATGGCAAAAAGAGATTAACAAGTTCTCAGACGATTACTCCTCAGTAATTGATGGCTCTAAAGGTACTCGTTACATTCGTTGGGAAAGGGATATGACGTGGGAAGACCACACTGGCTACATTATTGCTAACTATGAAACTATCGTTGCTGATTGGGACATCATCAAAGACTACGAGTGGGGAGCAGTAGTCTGCGATGAAGCTACTGCTATTAAAGGGTTCCGTTCTCAACGGTCAAAAAGAGTAAAAGAACTTGCACGTAAAGTCCCAATTCGTTTTGCCTTAACAGGTACTCCAATTGAGAACGGACGCCCAGAAGAACTCTATAGCATTATGCAGTTTGTTGACCCAACAGTTTTAGGGCGCTTTGATTTATTTGACCAGACTTTCATAGTTCGCAATCATTTTGGTGGGGTACAGCGCTACCGAAACCTACCTATCTTCCACGAGAAAATGAAGCAGGTTGCTGTACGCAAGACTCAGAAAGACCCAGACGTATCTCCATACCTTCCTGAGACCATCCATCTAGAGCCGTACTTAATCTCCTTAGACAAAGCTGGCGCAGAACTTTATACCAAGATTTCTTCAGACTTGATACAAGAACTTATGGATGCACAAGAACTACTGGGTGGGTCGTTTTCGCTAGACTCACATTACGGACAAGGCCACAAAGCAGGAGGACCAGCTGATAAGCTACGTGGTTCCATAATGTCTAAGATAACTTCTTTAAGGATGTTATGCGATTCCCCACAGCTTTTAGTTGAAAGTTCAACTAAGTTTCATAATGGATGGCAGGAGATTGACGGTGAGAAAGTTAACCTTGAAGGGTCTAAAGGCGGCAGTGTTTACGTGGCTGGTCTTGAAGCTTCTGGAGCTCTTACAAAGGCGACGAAATCTCCGAAGTTAGATGCTGTAATTAAATATGTGGAAGAACACATAGAGGCTAACGAAGATCACAAGGTTGTTATCTTTACTTGCTACCTGGGTATGCTTCCCCTTATCCAAGAGGCACTTGCTGCAAAAAAGATAGTTAGCACTCTCTACTCGGGACTGCTAAACGCAAAGGAAAAAGAAGAATCTAAAACTTCTTTTCAAACCTCTAAAGAAGTTAGGGTACTCATTTCTTCTGACGCAGGAGGCTACGGTGTAGACCTACCTCAAGCAAACTTGCTGGTTAACCTAGACTTGCCCTGGTCTTCTGGGACAGCAATCCAACGGAACTCTCGCATCCGCCGCGCATCCAGCGCTTGGTCGCATGTTGTCATACAAGACTTCCTCGTGTTAAACTCTATTGAAGAACGACAACATCAAATGTTAATGCAAAAAAACGCTGTAGCAGACGCTGTTATGGATGGAACAGGCATCAACAAAAAAGGTGGGGTAGACTTAACGGTAGGAAGTCTTTTGGCTTTCTTAAAGGGGGAATAATGGCAAGAGTAAAGAATGATGAACCGCGTTTCTCAGATGAGAATAACTTAATTTCTCGTACTAAGAAGTATGCTTTTTTAAAGTCGCAACTAGACTATTTTGAGAAAGAACAGAAAGCACTTCGTGCACTGTTGTTTGAGGACCTGGATGAAATTGGTGAAGAAGATGACAAAGGCAATGTCATTATTGAGCTTCCAGAAGAGGTAGAAGGTTACTCCTCAGTAGTTAAACAACGCCGTGTATCTCGCAAGATTGATGAGGCACTAGCAGAAGAAATTATCACTAAACATGGACTTGAAGATGTCCTGTATAAAACAGTCCGTGTCGTAGATGAAGACGCTCTTATGGCTGCTCTTTACGAGGATGTCCTTACTGAAGAAGAAATAGATGAAATGTATCCACAGTCAATTACTTGGGCATTGGTGTTAAAGAAGTAAGATGGCTGGACTAAGAGGGCAGGACGAAATTGAAAAGGCATTTGCCGATTTAGAGTACATCCCCGGCTCCAAAAAGAAACGCCGTGAGGCGGACCCAAAGGTTTCTCGTCGTAAGGCGGGAGAAACAAATGGTTGGGATGCAAATCCAATCATTAAACGATTAGGCGGGGAAGACACAGAGGTCTTTACAATCAGTGCCTTAGCACTAGCATTGGAAAAACAAATTGTGACTATCCGTTTATGGGAGCGCAAAGGGTACATACCAAGAGCGCCATACAGACTTCGTTCCAAGACACTTGGTGGTAAGAAAACTGGTGGCAATCGGGTATACACTAGAGCGCTGATTGAAGCTACTGTTGACGAGTTCGTCAAGAGAGGCTTGATAGGAACTGCTCGTGTAGAGTGGGGCCAGCACGAAGACCTTACAGAGGCACTAATTAGCCGCTGGAAGGACATCACATCCACCGAGAGCCGTTAGGCCTCATTACCTTAAGGAACCAAATGCCGATTGCAAAACCGTCAGTTGATGCTGACACATACCTCGCTGAAGACAGCGAAAAAATCCAACCAAAGGTTGGAACAACCGTACAAGAAGGTTGGGACGCAGTAGATGCTCTGTTAAAGACAGACAACTCAGAGTTCCCAACTGATTTCCGTTTCTCAGATGAGCCACAGCTCATCAAGTTCCTCCAAGACCGTCCATTTGCTACTTACGAGCAGCACTGGATTGAACGTCCAAAGGGCAAGAAGTCCTTTGTATGTATTGGAGACACATGCCCACTTTGCGACATCCTTGGGGATAAGCCTCGTGGCAAATTTGCTTTTAACATTCTCGTCATTGTTGGCGAGACTACAGGTGTGCAGGTCTTAACTGCTCCACCATCATTGGCTCGTCAGATTAAAAAAGCTCATGACGATGAGCGTAAGGGACCACTTGACCGTGAGTTCTGGGAAATTTCTCGCATGGGAACAGGACCGACGACGCAGTACACCCTCAACTATGTACGAGGTCGTGACCTTGCCGAGGAATGGAAGTTAACTCTTGAGAGCGTTAACGAACAGATTGCATCTGCTGAGTCTTTCACAGCAGACGAAGTTGTACGAGAGACCCCTCGCTCCGAACTTCTTGAAATCGCACGTTCAATAGCGTAAAACTTCCATCGTAGTAGGGGCCTGTCTTCCGTTTCCAGGCCCCTACTACACACTAATTTGAGGGGTATTAAATGAACATAATTACAACCAAGAAACAACTTCAAGAACTTGTTGAGTTTTACTCCAAGGTAGACGGTTTTGCATTTGACGTAGAAACAGTTGGAGAAAATAGAATCCAACCTGTTGTAAATGATGTGCTGTGGATTTCACTAGCCACCGAAGGACGCACAGATGTAATCCCTATGGGTCACCCCAATGGCGACTTCTTACAGTGGGATAAAGAATTACTTTTAAGTGGTCAAAAAAAAGTTGCTGCAGGTAAAGAGCTAAAAGAAACAGACTACTCAAAGAACCAAGCCAAGTGGACGCCAGTATTTGATGCGCCACCAGAGCAGCTATTGCCAGGAGATGTCTTTAAAGCATTAAAGCCCTTGTTCTTTAGTGACCAGTTAAAGGTTGGTCATAACATTAAGTTTGACCTGAAATCAATTGCTAAGTACTACCGAGGCGTAGTACCTAAAAAACCTTTCTTTGATACGTTGATGGCTGCATTTGTTATTGACAATCGTAATCGTGGAAAGCTTGGGTTAAAAGATTGCTCTGAAAAGTACCTGAAGATTAAAGTTGAAAAAGGTATTGGAGCAATGGTTGAGGTCCATTCTTTTTCGGAGGTAGCACACTATTCAGGATTTGACTCTGAGGTTACTTGGAAGTTGTACAAAGAGTTAGCCCCTAGATTAACTGGCAGTCTTGCTCGTGTGTGGGGTTTAGAGATGGATATTGTTGGCGCTTTATGTGACATGGAATTAGCTGGAGCAACTGTTGACGTTGAAGAGTTAACTAAACTAAAA